GGAGTAATTAAGGTTGGAGCAGAATTTATTTCCTATACAGGTATCTCAACTAATGATATTACAGGAATCACAAGAGCAGTGGCTGGAACACGATCAGCTCATTCTACTTTAGCGGGAGTAGAATATTATACTGCATGGGGTGAAGCATCTTTATCTTCTACTATTAGGCTACAACCAGCTGATTGGACTTTAGATAATTTTGGACAAATACTGACAGCTACTGTAGTAAAGGGAAGAACTTTTACATGGCAACCAATAAAAGATAATAATAATGCTTTACAAGTAAGAGCATCTCTTATGTCAGGAGCACCTACTGAAACAGCTTTTTCAATTGTATCCGATACGGATAGACACTTTATACATTTAGGAACTCAAGCAACAATTGGAGATAATGATACTTATGATCCAATGTTAATAAGATTTTCTGATCAAGAAAACTTTAGCGATTACCAGCCAACTGCTGTTAATACAGCGGGTACTTTTAGAATAGATGATGGAACAAGTATTGTAGGTGCGGTAAGAGCAAAAGATTACATTTTAGTTTTAACAGACACTGCCGCATATACTATGCAATATGTTGGAGCGCCTTTTACTTTTAGTATCCGAAAAGTAGGATCTAACTGTGGTTTAATGAGTTCTCATGGAATGGTTTTTGTAGATGGAGTAGTTTATTGGATGGACGATGCAGGTTCTTTTAATGCTTACAATGGAACAGTTGTTAAAATACCTTGTTCAGTGGAAGATTTTGTATTTAATACAGCTAACCCTGGAGACTTAGGTTTTAACTATGATGCAGGAAGATTAACTTATGCTAGTCACAATTCATTATTTAATGAAATTAATTGGTTTTATCCTTCTAGTACTTCAGAATTAATAGATAGATGTGTTACTTATAACTACGAAGAAAGAATTTGGTATACTAGTTCTTTAGCTAGAACATCTTCTTATGATGCTCATCTATTTGATAAACCTTATGCTACTTCTTTTTATGATGAAGGAGTACCTACTTTCCCTGTTATCCAAGGAGTGACAAATACTTCTGGTTCTGCTACATTTTGGGAACATGAAACTGGAATTGATCAATTAGCTGATGGAATTACTACGACAATTTCATCGTTTATTGAAACAGGAGATTTTATGATACATGTAGAAGGTGATGGAGAATATTTTACTAAGTTAAGAAGATTCATACCTGATTTTCAAAGATTAGATGGAACTGTAACGGTTACTATTTTTTTAAAAGATTATCCTTCAGATACAGCAGCTAGTTCTTCTTTAGGCCCCTTCTCTGTAACTTCTTCTACTCAAAAAATAGATACACGTGCTAGAGGAAGATCTGCTAGCTTAAAAATAGCTAATCTATCTAGTGGAGAGACTTGGAGATATGGAACTTTTAGAGCAGATATACAACCTGATGGTAGAAGATAATGGCTAAGGTAACTAATCTTATTCCAGAACCTAGTCCAAGCTATGATCCGGATAATCAACAACAACTTCTTCAATCATTAGAAACAATGAAAAATCAATTAAACAGTTCTTTTCAAGAAGATTTAAAACAAGAAATAGAAAGATACGCTTGGTTTGTAAATTAAATGGCTAATATATATAAAAACTCAAAACTTGATTTAACGTCTGCTACAGTTACGACTTTATATACTGTACCCTCAAACTCTAGAGCTATTATAAAATCATTATTGGTTAGTGATGATAGCGGTAGTGGCAGTACTTTAACAGTAGATTTATTTAATGGAGACCCAGCAACAGCTGACAAATTTAATTTATTTAAAACAAAAGCTCTTACTGCTAATGAAACATTACAGTTTTTAACCGAACCTTTAATAATGGAAGAAAATGAAGTGTTACAGGTAACAGCAGCAGATGCCAATAGATTGTTTGTAGTAGCATCTATATTAGAAATAAATAGAGAAGATGTATAGTGGCTAAAAAATTTAAAGAACATCATGAACGGGATAAACCTAAAAAAAGAGGTGCTCGAAAACACAAAAAATCTTTATCTAAAAGTGAGAAACGTCAAAAAAGATTAAAACGTTACAAAGGCCAGGGTAAAGGCTAGACAAACAAATATAAAAGTATTATATAAGTCATATGGAAATAAAAAGAATACCAGCAAAAGCAAAAGAAATTGTTAAACATAAAAAAACAGGTGTAATCTACACTGATAAAGCAGCATTTGAGGCAGATGTAGCCGATCCAAATACTGATACTACAGCAGAAGATTTTCAACAAGATTTAGAAATTACTGTTGCTTCTTTAACTGTAGACGGTGAAGCTAATTAACAATTAATTTATGCAACCATTAGGTGGAACGGAGCTTCAATATGCTCAGTTATATAAACACGTAGATAATACGCTGTTAGATAAGTTTCAAATAACCACTTCTATTCCAGAAAAAATACATTTGTCTAAAGACAAAATTAATATTCTTTGGGCACAAAATTCTTATGATCAAGATAACTTAGCTCCATGGTTTAAAGATAAATCCAATCATAATAAATACGATTGGTATGTATTTAATTCTCATTGGTCTGCTGAAAAATTTAGAATGGCTTTTGGATTACCTCCTGAAAAATGTGTAGTTATTAAAAATGCTATAGAAAAATTTGCGACTAAACCCATTCACAAAAACGGTGATAAAATAAAATTAATATATACTTCTACTCCTTGGAGAGGATTAAGTGTTTTATTAGGAGCAATGCAATTAGTTAAAAATCCTTTAATTGAATTAGATGTTTATTCATCTACTCAAATATATGGAGATGCTTTTAAAAAAAATAATGATGATTCTTATCAAGCTTTATATGAACAGGCTAAAAAATTAACTAATGTAAATTACATAGGCTATGCTTCTAATGAAAAAATAATGAACAAGATGGGTGAATATAAAATATTTGCTTATCCTAATATATGGGAAGAAACTTCTTGTATGTCAGCTATTGAAGCTTTAGGAAGTGGTCTTCATGGAATTGTAACTAATTACGGAGCTTTGTTTGAAACATGTTCAGAGTGGCCGACTTACGTTCAATATGATAGAAACTATAAAAATTTAGCTAAATGTTTTGCTTATGCAATTGAAGGAATTGCAGAACAACTTCATTCAGTAGGTATGCAACAATTATTAGATTCTCAAGTATCTTTTTATAAAAAATTTTATAATTGGGAAAATAGAAAAAACGAATGGACTAACTTTTTACAAGGAGCATATAATGCAAAATAATGAACCAATTTGGTTTAACGAAGAACAATCGCCACTGGACACTAAAAAGGAAGCAGGCTATTCTTTATTTGTAGCAACACCCGTACACAGTGAGTGCTCTATTCATTATGCACAAGCTTTATTAAATTTACAGAAATATTGTTTTAAAAAGAACGTAAAAATATGGTTTCAAATAATGAAATCTTCACTAGTTACTCAAGGAAGAAACATGTGTGTGAGTGCTTTTCTTCAAACAGAGGCTACTCATTTATTGTTTGTAGATTCAGATATTTCTTTTAATGAATCTGCTCCGGAGAGATTAGTTGCTTGTGATAAAGATGTTATTTCTATTCCATATCCTCTAAAAGACATTAATTGGGATAAGGGAATGCATATGATTAATGAAGGCAAGATTAAAGAAGCCAAAGATCTAAGAAACAAAGGTTTTTATAGATACCCGATGAAGGTAGATAACAATGATGCTATTAAAATTAAAGACGGAGTTATTAAAGTAGAACATTCTCCAACTGGTTTTATGTTAATTAAAAGAGAAGTGATTCTTAAAATGATAAAAGCTTATCCAGAAATGAGAATTGATCAAGACCAAATAATTAATGGTAAGAATGAAAAACTACCTGATTTATGGAATTTTTTTGATACTCAATTTGATCCTGTCAAACATACTTACACAGGAGAAGATTTTGCTTTTTGCCAAAGATGGAAAGACATTGGAGGCGAATGTCATGCTTGGATTATGGATCACATAACTCATATCGGAGAACATCAATATACCGGTCGTTTTGCGGATGAGTTGATAAAGACTGATTAAATTGCTATACTTTTAAAGTTATA